TACATGTACTAAATAAATGTCCAGGTTTCCCACAATTATTACAATAATTTTTTTCCATATTACAAATAAACTATAAATAAATAATAACAAACTTCTATATAGTTTTATTGATGAATACAATGCGAAATTTTAATGCAGATGTATGGGGTCCTCATTACTGGTTTTTCTTACATACCATAGCTTACTCTTATCCGGATACACCAAACACCACAACAAAACGAAAATATTACGATTTAATACAAAATATGCCTCTTTTTATACCAACCCCTGAAATTGGAAATGAATTTAGTAAATTATTAGATAAATATCCAGTAAGTCCTTATTTAGATAATCGCGATTCTTTCATTCGTTGGGTACATTTTATGCATAACAAAATAAATGTTATACTGGGAAAAGAAGAAATATCATTATTTGAAGCAAATGACCGTTATAAAGCGAAATACAAGCCAAAACCAGTACTATTAAGTGAAAGATTACATGTAAAAAAATATCATATTTATATTACATTAACTTTGATCTTTTTATTTTTAATATACATATATTCGGATAGGTAAATATCTACAATTATTATAGATTATATATCATTCATAATGAGATTAGAACTTTGGATATTAATAATTACAGCATTAGTTATTGCGAATATATACACAGACGGTAAATACTTAAAACTGGCATTATCTTGGAAAAAATATTATCAAATGATAGGTGTAGCATTTTTAGGATATGCACTATGTTGGTTAATGCGTAAAAATCCAACACGGGCCAAAGAAATGTTAATATCGTCAAATGAATACTTAAAATATTTACCAGTTGATAAAGCTACGAGTAGTTTTATTTCTCCAATATTAGATTTCACTACACGCCAAGAATTTGGAAGACATATGGGAGGTGGGGTTGTTCCAGGAGGACGTCCAGTAGTACAATCACAATATCAATCGCGTGTTATGAAATCAGGAGCAAATTCAACAAAACGTTCAGTAAGTGAAACTAAGAAAAAGTTTGTAGCAGCAAGACAAAATTGGCATTGTGGGGATTGTAAAAAACAACTGCCTGCGTGGTTTGAAGTCGATCATACTGTTCGTTTAGAACACGGAGGTAGCAATCACGTAGATAATTTAGTCGCATTATGTAGAGATTGTCATGGAAAAAAGACAGCTATAGAAAACTTATAAAGATTATTATATGATTCTATTATATATTTTTATATTATAAAATAGCATATAATGTCAACTATATTAGAAAAAATAGTCAAAATTAAAGATTCAATTGTGTCATATGTTTCAGGTGAAACTTCGATAAGTCCAGATTTAAAACAATGTGCTGTTGTATATGGTTTAATTTCATTTTTCGTATTATTAACTGCTATTTCTTTATATTATGTATCCACCGACACGAATATATTAAGTTCTGAAAAATATATTTACACATTCACTACATTTATACCATTAATATTATTAATCGTCGCATCGTTTTTCATTTTTAACAAACAAATAAAAATATTTAATCTTATTGCTGGACTATCGATAGTGGGAATTGTTTTCATTTTTTGTTATTATTTTAACACCATTTTAAGTTTTGCAAATAGATATGGTACATTTTTCAATATAATATTACAAATTATTATTTTTAGCATTATTTTAGTAGGTCTTGCAATTGTATTCACTATATTTGAAAAAAAAATAAGAAGCTTAACTGGATTCCCTGGTCTAATTGTTAATTTAATTTTCTTGATTCCTTGTTTAATAACAGATTTTATAGAATACATTAAAGAACAATTAAATATTACACCAAATATAACATTTGTTTTATTTATTATTGAAATAATATTTATACTACTGTATGTCTATATTCCCTATTTGTTTACTGTAAAAATATTACAAGGAGTAGTCGGTAAACCATTATTAATAGACAGTTTATTTTTAAACACTAAAAAAGACATTGCGAAAACAAGCGATTTAGAACCAATAAATCGTAATGAGTTTGGTGGATCTCCAAATATATCAGAACAATCAACCGATGCAATCACGAATACTGATATTCGAAGAAATCACGCATTTTCTATGTGGATCTATATAAATCAACATAGTCCAGTTGTTCAAAAAAGAAATATTTTTAATTACGCATCTCATCCAAAGATTTCATACATTAGCAATGATAATGATGAATCTACGAGAAATGATATAGAATATATAACTATATCAGTGAATAAGGATAACGCATATAAATTTGAAATACCTAAACAAAAATGGAATCATATTGTATTTAATTATAATAATGGTTCGGCTGATGTATTTATTAATGGAACTTTAGAGAGAACTTTATATTTTAACGGAGTTAATCCTACTTACAACTCTACCGATTTAGTAACAGTAGGTGATGATAATGGAATAAATGGTGCTATTTGTAATGTAGAATATTATTCTACACCTCTAACACAGTTTCAAATCTCATCAAAATACAATTTACTAATGAATAAAAATCCACCAGTCAATGAATAATTTTATAGAATTATTATATAAACGTTAAATATAGAAAGTTATGAATTATATTATTGTCGCTTTATCAGTAATTATCATTGTCATTTTATTTTATGTAGCTTTTAAAAGTTATTTCTCAAATGTATCTACTTTAATGCAACAAACAAGTTTAGCAGATACTACTAAAAAAGTACCTGACGTGGTAGCTACAAATTTACAAAAACCAGATGCAACAAGATATGCTTACGGAATATGGATCTATGTTAATACATTGAACTCATCAGCAACTTCACCACATGTAATATTTAGCAGAAATAATGATATAGTCGTTTATTTCAACCAATCGACAAGCACTTTATATGCTATATTGAATCCTAATACTGAAATTGCAGGTGCACTTACCAATGGTCTTGCAGATGAAAATAAGTTAATCAAAATTACTCCTGCTTCATTGTCTACTAAAATTACAATAACTAATAACTTCCCATTACAGAAATGGGTATATATTACAATAAGTGTTGACAATACAGTCGCAGATTGTTATTTAGATGGAAAATTAATTAAATCCGTTAAGATATCACAAGTCGGACCAACGACAAGTGGTAATATTATGTTTGGATCAGGAATAGATGCATACATTGCTCAATTTCAACGTTGGACTAATCCATTAGACCCTCAATCTGCATGGAACGCATATGTAGCCGGTTCTGGTTCAAGTTTAGCAGGAACTGATTCAAATTATAATGTAGCATTGTCTGTATTGAAAGATGATGTAATTACAAGCAAATTAACACTATATTAAACCGCTGAACATTTTAGAAAATATAATTTATGTTATTAAATTATATTCATACATATTATACTATTATGCCATTTATTCATAGTTATAATGGAGCTATGCAAATATTATCATCAATTGGTAATGGAAAATGTAAAGGAGATTGTAAATCATCGTGGATTCGTAATCTAAAATATGCATTAAAGACGAAAACAAATCCTTTAGGACTAACTAATCAACAACGTAAAAATATGACTGAAAAGATAAAAAGTGTTTCTGGAAGAAATGCTGTAAATAACCATAGTAAAACATTAAAGAAATATAAGGATCGTAAATCTCCACCTTATCCAGCAAATGAAAATTGCAATAAAAAAATGAAAGGCAATGATGGAAATATGTATATATCTAAACCGAATAAAAATAACGTGTGTTCGTGGAAAAAAATATAAATGGAAACAAATTACATATAATTATAATTTTATTTATCATATATAATTATATATAGAATGAATATGAATAATCAGCCAATTGGACAACAATTAGCAAATAATGATATTTTAAAAAACATTAAGAATAGCGTATCTGATGCAGCTGCTGGAACAACCAATGCATTAAATGGTTTACGAAATAATATAAACAATTCTTTGCAAGAATTTTCATCAAAAAGCGTATCACAACAAAGTAGTGAATTTCTTCAATCAAATAGTGTTATTGCAAAATTTGCCTTTTTAATTTTAGTATTAATCATATTTATGTTATTATTTAAATTAGGCACATATTTATTAAACTATTTCTTGACACCGCAATTGAGTCCGTACGTTGTGAAAGGTTTAATTCCTGGAAATAAAAATGTTATAGTTTCCCAAGATCCAAAGAAATCTGGAGCGATTACTTTATACCGTTCAAATAATGAAAATACTGGAATGGAATTTACATGGTCTGTATGGTTAAACATTAGTCCAGATAATTCATTTAATCAACCCAATATATTTAAACATATCTTTAGCAAAGGAGGCAATGGAAACTATGATTCAACTGGGTTTATGCAACTACATAATTCCCCTGGATTATATTTAAATTATGACAGAAATATCAGTACATACTATTTAAGATCAATTATGAGTACTGTAAGTACATCAAATACAGCGACTAATGAATATGTCGATGTTTCAAATATTCCAATTAATCAATGGTTTAATGTAATAATTCGATTAGAAAATAAAATTATGGATATCTATATGAATGGAGCAATAGTTAAACGTTTAACATTCACTAATAGTCCTAAACAAAACTATGATGATGTATATGTATGTGGCAATGGTGGATTTGTTGGAAGTTTATCCGACCTAAGATATTTCAATAGGAGTTTGAATATTTTTGAAATTAATACAATCGTATATTCTGGACCTAGTTTAGTATCAAATTCGGCGGTTTCAAATACACCGGTATATAATTATTTATCCAGTTCTTGGTATTCTAATAATATGTAATTTATTCAAGTATAATATGGTATAATTTATATATACCATATTATGACAACACCCGATTTAAATGAACAGGCAGTATGTGATATAATTAATCAACGAAATCAATTGCGTTTATTACTACCACCGCCAATCCGATATAATCCAATTTCACCATATCCTGCAAATACACAAGCCGAATTAGATATGCGTCGCAAAGCAGAAATATTACAATTTAATAAAAATTCTACACAAAAAGGAAAGATTACAAAAGCACAACAATGGGCAAATTTAGTGAAAGGTCCATTTCAACGAAATACACAAACCGCCGTTGTGCGTGATTCTTCTGATCAAATTATAGACTTTACCGTATATAATACAGTAGCATCGTGTCCTCTTGATAAATATTTACCAACATTATCTTCATCCAGTGATGTTCCTGGTCCTATTATTACTCTTCAATATAACCCAGATGTTCCTCTTTATAATTATACAGAAGGCGAAAACACATTTGGTATAATAAATCAAGAAACACCAACCTATTGGAACAGTTATACCACTAATAATATATTAGCATTAGATGGTATTCAAAATACACTGTGTACGTTAGCAATTTTTAATACTGATTATAGATTTACTACTTTTGAAATTAACACACCCATTGGATTTTATGTTTCTGGTCAAGCTGCTAATAATACAGATGCATCTGGTATTTTTAAAATTAATACATTTGATATAAGTATTTATAATAACAATAATTTAATTACAACGACCAATATAAATACAACTACATCAATTGCAACTAGATATATTAATTTTTATACTAATTTTACAAAAGATGGTAATGGTAATATAATTGGTGATACTACATTTCAAGGCGTCCAATATATCGGAAATTTAACAATGTCCAATATAGTTCTTTCTACTCAACCTGGTTTATTATATGACATAAAACTAGTTTTTAATATTACAATTACCACTTCTATATCTGGAAATCCAACAAATTTGAAAAATGGAATTCAAATGAATTTGTCATCCAATTCTACGATAAGTTGCAATTTTACAGATATAGTGCCTACACCCGAACCATTAATTGGATTTTATGTGAAATCAACGTAATATATATTTCTTGTGTTTATAAAAAATTTACATATCAAAATATAATTTACTAATATATATATGGAGTTTTACATAATTCATTTATTGCACGTAGTATTATCATTATTATCAGTGAATTATCCCTTTATAATTCGAAAAAATGATTTTTATGATTTAATCTATATTGTATTGTTATTTATTTTATTATATAGCTACCTTATCTTAAAAGGTGAATGTTTCATTTCATATGCAATCAAAAAATATGAAAACCCAAAATATGTATTAGGAAGCGATTTATCATCCGTTCTACAACATTATACATATATATTCAAAAATAAAACAATCGCAAATTATTTTATAATTTATATATTGATTACGTTAGTTATAAGTTCATTTATTGTTTTACATCGTCATAATTTCATAGATATTAAGTATATATATTTGTTTTCACTGTTATTATTAACGTATTTTATTTCAATAAAAATGAAACGTTTTTCAAACTACAATATTTATTTTAACATAGTTTTTATGTTTTATATAACATTTCTACTTTATAAAGCATTTCGCAATTTTAATCATAAAAAAAAATATTATACATAAAAGGTTTTTATTATACATATCGTGTAAAATATATAATAAAATTAAATTATTTAGGGTTGAGATTAGCAGTCATAGTTGGATTCAAACACATTTTTTGATTAGGAAAAATTTGTCCAGATAAACATTTGTCTTGTTCTCCGACTTCGATGCATCCTCTACGGTTTTCATATTCTCCAATTAGACACCAACCGGATTTACTTGCTGAAATTGGTTTTTGTATAGGATTTTCGGCAGTATCTTCAGTAGGTTGTTTTGGTGTTGATATATGTTTATCTTGGTTTAATTTAATATCAAGTGGATTAATCTGTGTTAAATTGGTTGGTACGTTTCCAGAACTTGCTGATATTAATATATTACCAATATCTTGTATGGTTCCTTCTGCTATATCTATTCCAACTTTTGCTGTATCTGAAACAACATCAGCTCCCTTGTTTATTAATGTTCCAGAGGTATATCCAAATACTGCTAAAAGTTGACCGACAGGTGGGCCTAATAAAGCTATAATTGCCTTTATTATATTGCTTATTACATCCAATATATTTATTCCTAAAAAAGACAAAATCAATAAAACGCTTAAAATAATTATTATTTTATTGTTTGAAATAAGCTGTGATTGATTATTTTCATTAAAAATTACAGGTGATGGTCGTGATAAGGGTTCATATCTAACTTGATTATTATCCATTTTTAACGTTATATATAAAGACAAGATACTTTTCTATTATTCGTTCGTAATTAATGTTTTTTTTATAAGAACATAATAAAATAGATAAATGGCGTCATTTCAATTTATAGAGACATTCTTTTTCTTAAGTTTAGGAATAACTTTTGGATTAGTTTTATTATTAGTATACCATTTCAAACAGCGCATAACAAGTCTAGAACAAAAATGCGATACTATGTTTGATATCGTTCAAAATGTTGTCAAAGAACTTGGAGTAGCGAAAGCCAATATTAATTATATATTAACCAATCATATGCAATCGCATACTAACTTTGCTACATTTCCGTCAATGTTTATGCCAACCATGAATACTACGTCTGATAATAATTATATTAGCGAAATGAATCTATGCGAAGAAGACGAAGGAGACGAAGGAGACGAAGGAGACGACGAAGACGAAGAAGACGAAGAAGACGAAGAAGACGAAGAAGACGATGAAGACGAAGAAGACGAAGAAGTCGACGAAGACGAAGAAGTCGAAGCTGATGAACCAAATGTATTTGAAAAAATAAGAATAGATAGTAATTTAGATGACTCTATTAAACAAATCGATATCGAAGATATTCAACCATTAGATGTTTCCAATTTAGAAAATATCGATTTAAATTTAGAACAAAATGAAAAGGATTTAGATTTTGAAGAGTTAGGTGAATCCGTAGAATTAACAAATATAGAACCAATTGTTGTTAATAAATTAGAAGAATTAGAAGAACAAGTGAATGAAGAACCAATTGTTGTTAATAACAAATCTATGGTTTCACCTGAAATATATAAACGGATGGGATTAACCGATTTAAAAAAGTTAGTAATTTCAAAAGGTTTATGCAGTGATCCAAGTAAAATGAAAAAACAGGAATTAATCAAAATGTTAATTGACAGAGAACAATAAATTTCATATATAGTATTATATTATATACTATATATAAACCATGTCGTTTGTAGGAGAACCACAATATGCAACATATGATAAAAAGATAGAACCATTTAGTTTTTTCGGTAATTTAGTAAAACCTAAAGAAGAAAATCCTGTACCAGAACTTACGTTTCTAGGAAAACATTATGCAGCTAATTGGCAACCTGAAGCTGCCGATAACAATAAACTACTAAAAACCAATGAAATTACCACAAATGCAGAGTACAGAAAATACATGATTTCAAAAACTATTCCTATTATGGAGAAAAATAAGAAAGAATATATGAATGCATAAAAATCGATATAAATCTTTTGTATTAAAAAATAAAAAAGATTATGAAAAGAATTGTAAGTTTTGATGTAGGTATTAAAAACATGGCGTATTGTATTTTTGACTTATCTGGCGAAGTCTTTAATATCCACGATTGGAATGTTCTCAATTTAATGAATCCAGAACCCGAAACAAAATTATGCACGATTCCAATAGAAAAAAAGAAAAAATCTAAGAAAAGAGATACACCCCTTGAAAATACGCCTCCTACAATATGTAATAAAAAAGCAAAATATGAAAAAGGAGAACATTGTTATTGTGAAAAACACGCCAAAATGGGTGATTTATTGATTCCAACCAAGGAATGTTCTCCAACACAATTAAAAAAACTAAAATTAGAAAAACTAATTGAACTTATTCATAAATATAAAATACCATTCACTGTCGGAATGAACAAGACCAATCTATTAAATATGATTAATAGATTCATGGAAGAACAAACATTAAAACCAATTTCATCGATAAAAACAACTGCCGGAGAACTTGATTTAATTACTATAGGAAAAAATATGAAAAATGAATTGAATCAACTGAATACAATGAAATATATTACGCATGTGGTAATTGAAAACCAAATCTCGCCTATTGCTACTCGGATGAAAACAATACAAGGTATGTTAGCACAGTATTATATAATGTCATATGATTCGATATCGATTGATTTTGTATCTTCGTCTTGTAAATTAAAAGGATTGGAAAAACAGAATACAGATATCACCGATAACACGTATCAACAGCATAAAAAGGACGCGGTTTATCATTGCAAACAAATATTAGAAAAACAGAATTTTACGGATTGGATGCATGTACTAGATACAAAAAAACGTGATGATTTAGCCGATTGTTTTTTACAAGGTATGTGGTTTCTACAAAATAAATTACATAAGTAAAACAATATAATATTATGTTTGCGTAATACTTAAACATAATTTTTATAAAATAATAATAAACTATGGAAGTAATTGAATTAACTGATTTAGAACCAATTTCAATAAATTTAAATGATAAACCTAAAACTAATTTTGGTTCAGGGATTGAACTTTTGATGAATGATAAAGTTAAGAATTCTTCAAGTGCTACAACTATTGATTTAGGAGAACTTGATCGATTAGAAGACGAATTGAATGAATTATCTAAAACAAATACATCTACTCCAGCTGCAGCATCATCATCGGATAGTAAATCGTTTTCTAATTTATTTGGTTTCAGTAAACAACCTGAAAATAACACACAAAATATTCGAATCAATATGGATGATGAAAAGACAGATTCACATTTAGGTCAAGCTACTATGGATAGTATTGGAAACACAAAAACATGGGACGGATTCACTAAATTAAACGAAGTTCCATTGTATAATCCTTCCAAGACTTCGGGTCCAACCACGTCATTAAATGAACGTGAAAAACGTCGCAAAAAACGTGCTATGATTAAAGCATTAGAACAATGGCAGGAAAAGGGTATTGTTCGACAAATTTCACATTTTAACATGGATTCAAATTATGATGAAGTTGAAGATGAATATGAAAGTGCATTGGAAGATAAACGCAAACGGGATTCTGTAAAAATTCAACAAAATTGGCTAATTACTATGGTTAACACAATTGAATATGGTAATGCAATGTTTGATCCATTTGGCGTATCACTTGATGGCTGGGGTGAATCAATCAGTGAAGACATTGACAGTTATTCTGAAATTTTCGAACAATTGCATGATAAGTACAAGGGTGGTAAAATGAGTCCAGAACTCAGTTTATTATTACGTCTTGGATTTAGTGCTAGTGTAATTCATTTTAGTAATAAAGCATTATCTACTGCTGCACCTGGTTTTAATGACGTAATTAAACAATCACCTGAACTTATGCGAATGTTTACCAATGCGACTGTTGATTCTATGAAACAAACCGCACCTGGAATGGCATTTGCAAGTGAATTATTAAACCAAAATAAACCAAATACAATGAATCGTCCGCCTCCTGCACCAGTCGATACGCGTTCTATGAATCCACCTCCTGCATCAGCCCGTCCAGGAATGCAATTTACTCAAATGCCAGATAATCGTCCAGATTTAAATGCAGGACGCGGTATTCCATCAACTATGTTTAGAGAACAGGGTGTAGATATGAATCAAACGGGAAGTAATATGAATCAACTTCCAACAAACTATGTTTCTGAAAAACAAGAACGTTCATCGCGCCCTGAAATGTCTGGTCCAAAAAATACTGATATAGATAATATTTTGTCTGGATTAAAAACGAAAACAATCAATATTCACGAACAACCTCAAACTACCGAGGACGATTCCATGGTAAGTATTGGCAGTTTGAAAGATATGCAAGGTACTATGATGCCAAGAAGACGTGGTGGTCGCAAAAATAAATCAGATAAAAATGTTATATCACTCGATATTTAATATAATTGAGTGTTTATTGATAATGTATAATAAAACTCTAATAAAAAAATATAATAAAAATATAAAAATATAATAATAAATGAAATTCTTATATTTTTACTGGTTATTTTGGTTCTTATATTGTATTCCAATAACTGATAACTTTAAACTATTTCACTTTATTCGAACATTTAATAAAAAAACTACCAATAATTTTAAAGATATTAATGGGTTTTATGGTTTAATTGGTGGAGAAAAAACAAATCAAGTAAGTATCTCAGGTGATGGTATAATTCAATGTGTTTTCATAGAAAATGGGAAAGTTCAAAAATTCATAAAAAACCCCGTATTAACCGATCGCCGTAAATTTATGAATAGCCATCCATTATTATCACAGTATTTACATAATAACTGGTTTGGTATATGCATTTATATTTTAAAAATGTTTAATATGTTGAATATACATGCAAATTTTGACGGAAGAGCAAATACCGGATTATATTATTGGAAAAATGCGCGACTATTGTTAGCTTTACATGAACGCGACAATCCATATGGGGTTTTTATCGATTTTCACAACAATAATTTATTAGATTATGGTAAAATAAATAGTAATAGTATTCATCGGAAATTTAGCGCTCACCCATACGAAGATTTGACTAAAAGCGAGATCGTATCGGCTACCTATAATTTACTTGGATGTAAAAAAGGAACAGTTATTACCCAATATGATATATATGATTTGTCTCCAAAACAAAGTTATGTTATTCCTACAAAATATAATTCGATTGTTCATGATATCATTTCAACTGAAAATAACGTATATATTCCAGATTGTCCTCTTGTAATAGACTATTGTAAAATAATGCAACCAAATTCCCCTATACCTATGAAATTTGACAAAAAACAGAAATCTCGAATTGGAATATGGAATAAAGCTACTCAAACTACACAATGGATTCAATTTAATTATTCATTTTTTATCTTTCATTTTGTAGATGTTAACGAAAATATCGGTGGAAATGAAAATATAACGTATATTGATGTATGTCTATTTGACAATATTAATATGGACAGATTAAATGAGAACTTGCCACAACTTTATCGACTTGCTATAGATAAATCGAACAGTTCGGGAATTGTATATAAAAAAATTCAATTAAAAAATGAGATTTATACGGATTTTCCTACAAAACTAAATGGTCCAAATGGCGAAAAACATTTACTATTAACATTGGAATTGAATGAAACCAAAACAATACTTATGTCGGGGTTTGTTATATTAGACCGAAATTTAAAAACAATGACCCATTTTAAACTTCCAGGAAACGAATCTAGTTTTTGTGGTCAACTTTCGTTTCATGAAAAAACGAAATCGATTATAGGATTTTGTAATATAGATAACGGGTCTTATTTCTTTCTATATGATTTGCAATCAAAACAAGTCGAATATCAATTAATTACGGAACTTGATAATTCTAGAATTAGAATTCAAAATGGGTTTCATTCTATTTTCATTGATCGATAAATGGTCTAAAGACTTAACGTAATTCATTATTATATGTCATATGTTTTGCGCCTTTCTATTATTACTATTTTTATATAATACGACTGCATATCGTATTAATACAATACCTAGACAAATTGTGCCAATATATAGATTGCATTCTATACATAATCCTATCTCCGTTATTGTACCATACAATGATAAACCTATGAACAACAGTAAAATCCATCAAATACAACGTAAAATAAATAGTATTTTAACATTGATACGACCACAAAATATATTACCTACTACGGTATTATGCTTTTCCGGTGGATGGATAGTGAATCCTTCATTGTTTAATTTAATTCAGACAAAGTCTTTTATTGTAGCTACTATTAATACGTTATTAATTATGTCTTGCAGCATGGTTCTGAATGATCTATTTGATATTGAAGTAGATAAAATAAATAATCCAACGCGACCATTAATTAGCGGTGAAATTACGAAAAAAGAGGCGATTTTATTGTCTCTGGGTCTACTATCTATTACAGAACTATTGTCGTTTTTATATTTTCCGAGATTTCTACAATCTATAATACACGCGGCAATATTAAATATCATTGCATATACGCCATTTTTAAAAAAAATCCCAATCATAAAAAATATATCGTGTGCGTCATTGATATCATTTTCTGTTATTTTTACTGGACTCGCTACAAACCCGAATATTAAAGGCAAAATCGACGTATTAATTACATTTGTACGATTATTATTTTTTGGTTCTTTTTATAATGAAATTATATTGGATATTCGTGATTACGATGGTGATAAAATGAATGGTATTAATACTATTCCAGTTGTATTTGGTAAAGATATTACATTGGGTGTTTTATTTATGATTACCGATATCAATATATTATGGAATACATTTGCACTATATAAATTATATGGTACTACTGTCGCTTGTATATTGCCTATATTGTGTAATCAATTACTTGTGAATTTGTATTTTATTAAGAAGTATAATTATTCGATTGATTCATTAGCGCGTTCGATTCAAACGTCGTTTCAGTCCCTTTATTCTATTTTATTGTATTTATGTATTATCATTAGTATGAAAAAATAATATATAAATGTAAAATTGATTTATATATATATATATATATATTTGTTTATTGTTTAATAAAATCAACATGTCTAGAACAGCACAAAATCGTATTTATAATGCTCTATGTAGTAAACATTCTCCTTTAATTGCCGCTATAATTGAAGTAGATGCCGATAAAGTTAAATATTACATAAATAACGGGGACAACGTGAATGAAACTTGCAAACAGGATTATAATTGGCTACCAATGAAATGGACTACATTCGTATATAAGTACGGTAAAGGAACCGTAAATCAAGAAAAAATATATGAAATAATACAAATACTGTTAGATGCCAATGCAAATACGGATTACGATAGCAAAATAGATGAGGATAGTTATAACTTTGCACCGGTTATTCCAGATCCATAGAATCCATACAATACAATATACCATGTAATAAAAAATTGATTTACAATTTTTTCTCTTGATATTAGAATCAATATCGTAATGCAACATGCTACCCATAGTCTAATTGTATTAGACTGTTCAAATTTACTCAGTGAAAGACAAAAAATAAACAATTTATCTTCGCTCAATGCACTTATTGAATCTGATATCGAATTATTAAAAAAAAACTCAAACGAGAAA